CTTGTTGACTATTATCGCAATTTCTTGGATTGTCCAAACAATCCTGTCTATGGTGCCTGGCCAATTCTGCAAATAAACCTTCTTTGCCTTTTCGTCGGGCACCACCACAAAAATTACCCCGTCCGGCTGCCGCCATTCGATCTGGCGTACATCGGCTACCTGCTCCACGTTGTTCTCTGTCGCCCAAGCCTCCATCGCGTCGTAGGCTTTGCACATCCCGCTAACCGCCTTGGCCATCCTTTCGTCGTCCCGCGACTCTTGAGCCAAGTAAACCCGCTGGAGCTGCGCCCAGACCTTTTCCCGCAACTCGGTACCCACCAACCAAATCAGCCTATCAATACCCCACTTCGCCTCATGGTCTTTTTTCCGATTCTCCAGCTCCACCAAAACCGCATTCTTAAACAGGTCAAACTTATCCGCTGGAAAGCTCGGCTGCTTAACCTCAATACTTGTCAAAACTTTACGTTTATTCGTAGCCATCACATCATCCTTAAAAACACAACTTCGGGCATTTGGTAATTTGCCAAATGGGAGCGTATATTAAGACATACGCTCTCCCATTTGGCAAAACTGCACCAAATCTATGCAAACCACCATTTTTCTCCATTTGGCTCACCATTTGGCATCCATTTGGCATCCATTTGTCCCATTTGTCCCATTTGGCAAATTTCACGTTTTTCCTCTCATCCGTCCATTTGGCTCACCATTTGGCTCCATTTGTCACTAGCCAAATCTGTAACCTTCTCAGCCGCCCAAAAACGGCTAAAAGTCCCCGCCATTTTGGTCACTATCGTCCCAAATCACCCACACAAAAGGATCAAAAACCTCCACCCTTTTGGCGTTCTGAAGGCTCTGAACGCACCTTGTAAACCGCCTTTTGATGCCTGCTTTGTCCATCTGGGCCGCCTCAAACGCTTGCTGCCACTGCTCAGTGTAGATTGATTTATTGCGCTTCCCGTCAATTATTCTCATCTCGCCATGCTCTGTAATTGCCTTGTGCAAGGCGTCCAAAGCCTGCTTTTGGATGCCGCCAGCCCCTGTTCTTATTGGCGGTAGCTTTGGTTTCTTGTGCTGTTCGTCAATCATTTCTTGGTGTTCCCTGACCGCTAGTGACAGGGATTCGCCCAGGTTTAGCCCGCCGCCAGTGTCAATTTGCACCATCTCAAACCCAAATTTGATGTTGTCCTGCCCATCCTTTTGCTTACTGATGGTGATTATTCCTTGCCCAGCAACGCCGTCCTTCTTGACTGTTACGTCAAGTTTTTGTAGCTCAAGTTGCGTGTCCACGGCGCCTAATAATGAGCTATGACCGCGCAATCCTTTGGTGGCGTCCTTGCCTGAGTGGTGCAAAACCATGAGCGCGCAGCCCAGTTTGCGCTGCATACGTCCCGTGTTATGAATAAATGCACCCATATCTTGACTATCGTTTTCGTTGCCGCCACCGAATGCCCTGGCCAACGTATCTATCTGGATCAGGCGTAGTTCTATGCCTGACTGCTCTATCAGGTTGTCAATTGACTCCATCAGCAGGTTGAAATCGTCTGCGCTTGATCGGAGGTTAAGCTGGTGCCTAATGACGTAAATATCTGCCCCGTCCTGCGTCTTGTTGTGTATCTTGCACGCTTTAATCCGCGCCCCGATACCGCCGTGCCCCTCGCCGGCAATGTAGATTACGGCGCCGGCTAGTGCAATTTCGTTGCCCATCCATTGGCGTCCTGTCGCCACAGCCTCGGCTATGTCCAGCGCCACAAACGACTTGTAACTGCCTGGCGGGCCGTACAAGGCTGCAAATCCCTTATCTGGCAATACGTTTTCAATGATCCAGCTGACCGGCTCGTCTTTTATGGTGTCCCATGCCTCAATGTTTAGGAGCTGCGGCGTTGGGTTGTAGGCGTCCATGTCAGGCATGGGCTCTGATATCGGGGTTGGCTCCTCTGCCGGCTCGGTAATGACTGGCGACTTCTTGGCTAGGCTTGCAAGCTCCGTCCTTGTCCCCGCCATGTCGTTGACCCACTCATAAGCATCATCACCCTCTACCATAAGATTGAGGTCTAAGTACCTGATTGACTTAGCCACGGGTAGGAGCTTGGCTATAGCCTTTTTCGCGTATGCTCTGCCTGGCTCATCGTTGTCAGGCACTATCACGACATTTGCGCCCGCGAAATACTGGGTAATGTCCTCGGGCCATGACCCTGCACCCGTATGACTTGTGGTGGCCACAGCGCCAATGCTGACTAAAGCATCGGCTGCCTTCTCGCCCTCCCCCAAGTAGATTGCGCGTCCCGCTGCCTTGGCTACCAGCATCTCTGGCAGGCGGTAGGGCACGATTCTGGTGTCCTTGAGCCCAGCTACCCGCTTGCCGTTGGCGTCTACCCTGTGAATTGAGTACGTCTTACCCTTGGCGTCTGCCGTCTTATACCGGCGCTTAGTGAATAAGACGCTGCCGTTCTCTGCCGTGTACTCCCATTCTTGCTGCAATACCGGCGCCTGGTGCTGGGTAAAGCTAATCTCCTCCCGCTTGGGCGTTGTGGGCAGCAGGTTGCGATCCCTGACTGCGTCGAACACGTCCCGCTGGTCGCAGCCGCCGTGACAGTGGAATAAGACCTTGCCCTCTGATTCTGAGATAGACAGGCTAGGGTTCTTGTCCCCGTTGCCTCTGCCGTGGCCAGGTACGGGGCATGATGCCACCCATGATCCATTGACCTTCTTGGCGTTGCCCAGCGCCTTGGCTATTGTTTCTGTGTCTGGCATATCGCGTCCACTTCTTTAATTCTTTTGCCGATCCACGCCATAACAGGCACCGCCATTGAGTTACCCAGCGCCTTATACCGAGGGCCATCAGGCGTAGGCTTGCCTTTGTACTTGAGGTCGGTATAGTTGTCAGGGAATCCTTGGAGTCTTTCGCATTCCACTGGCGTGAGGCGGCGTACTGCCATTGCTTGCGCGACTACATCAATGCCTCTATCAGCGCAGGGACTGCTATCGTGACGCGCTTGAAGTGTTCTGGCAATGTCTCCACCAAAGGCTACCGCCATTGGGTTTGTAGCTTGCAGCGTCTGCGTCATGTCCACATCAGTTTGCGGGTTTGACATCCGTCCGCTAAAGGCAATGGGCTGCATAACCGATGGCCCAGTTCCTGTTCCATCAGCGCGTTTAGTCAATGATGCCGCCGTATCCCCTGTAAATGCGCCATTAAAAATGTCAACGCCAATAGGCTGCATAACCGCCTGCGGCTGGCCTCGGCTGTCCATGCAATAGGCTGAACCATCAGTTAAATATTCCTTACCCTGCGGCCCAGCATCAGGTGCGCGGCCTATGCAATGCGGGTGAATGCTGATTGGCTGCGTTACTAAATCAGTTGCATCCTTGTAGTCTCTAGCTTTTATTGCGCTGGCGCTACCGTTATCGTTGTATTCCCCAAACGCAACCATGCGAAAAGCCTCTACAACATCTGTTTCAAATCCGCTACATTGGTTAGCGCCAACCGTAAGGGTGTCGGCAACTCTTTGCCTCTTTTCTCTGCTCGGCGCAGGATGCCCTGACAGGCTGTGGCGCTCAAAAAGTACCGCTGCGGCAGGTCGCCAGTTTCCAAGGTATCCGATAACGAACACACGACGGCGTCGCTGGGCCACTCCGAAGTACTGAGCGTCAAGAATTCGGTACGCGAACCCATACCCGAGTTCGCCCATCCCTCGAAGGAGGGAGGCAAAGTCGAGTCCTCCGTTAGAGGATAAGACGCCGGGGACGTTCTCCCAAACCAGCCACTGGGGCCGATACTTTGCAGCAATGGCAAGGTATGTAAGCATGAGGTTGCCACGAGGGTCGTCCAGTCCTTTTCTAAGTCCGGCGACGCTGAAGGATTGGCAGGGAGTTCCTCCAACGAAAACATTGACATCTGCATCTACCCACTCCTTAAATTTAGTCATGTCACCCCAGTTCGGGGTATTGGGGTAATGGTGCGCAAGCACCTGAGAAGGGAACTTTTCAATCTCGCCAAAAGCTACTGGCTGCCACCCTAATGGATGCCAAGCTACTGTTGCAGCCTCAATTCCAGAGCAAACTGAAAGATATTTCATACTTGTACTTTTTAGAGGAAAAAAAAGCCGGTGGAGATCAACCCACCGGCGCGGCACTATACCGCTTAGAAAATCTCGTCGTCCTCCACGACAGCAGCCTTGGGCGCCTGCTTACGCACTGGCTGTTGGATTGGCTCTGGCTCGGGTGCGTATTCCTCGGCTACGGCATCCAATCCCGCGGGCCGAGGAACCCACGACACTAAGTCAAACTTAGGGATGCGTGTTGTGCCTTTGCCAATCTTCTCAGCCTTGGAGCCCTTGTACTCCAGAACCGGCAGCTTGCCAGGATTAGCCGCACGCTGGGCTGCGCAATCCTTGTACATGATTTCCAAGCCCATGTTGGGGCCAACACCGTTGCTAGACCACTCGGCTGCGCCGATCTCTTTGTTGTACAGCGTAACCATGAACCCGCGCTTGTGCTCGGGGCTAGGTTGCGGGCCTTTCTTGCCGACCGAATCATCTTGCACCCAATCTCGCACGCCTACGCCTAAAAGCAACCAGCCGGTCTTGATGTTGTCGATGTCAAATACAACTTTCTTGAGTTGCACTTCCTCGTTGTTATTGTTTGTCCACATATTGGCTTGTGGAGAAAAGCGCAGGTAATTGCCCGAGCCAGAAGATGAAGATAGATTTAGCATTTGCATTTAGCTTTCAGAGTTGTTAAAGGGCTGTGCTTTCGCCTAGCCCACGGGATTTAGACAGCGTAAGCCCCGACGATACTTTCGTGGTCACGCTATCCAAAACTTGTTTCCTGTCCTTGCCGAGCAACTTGTCTGCGGCAGCAGGTGAAATAATTGATGTCTCGTATATCTGATTCTCGGGGATGCCAGCATCGCGCAGCACCTGCGCTGCATCCGCTTCCTTAGACCATGCCCTAATTGCACGCTTGGGCGCCATCTGCCAGCCCCTAAGTACACCGCCCTCTGTCAGCGTCTTAGTGGCTTGCTTGCGCAGGGCTGCAATAAAGTCCTCAATCAGATCGGCTTTGTCCAGCAGGTCAGCCATCTGGTCAGGCGTCAATGCTTTAACGTCCATTGTTACCGGCACCTCTGCCAATGCCTTGGTCTGCGCTGGGCAGATCATCTTAGCAGGGCAGTATTGGCAGGCATCCTTTGACGGCGTAGGTTCTGTAGTGCCCAGCACTGCAGCCTTGATGGCAGGCACCAGCACCGTCTCACCCCATGCAAATAGCTCATCGCCCGTCATTTCATGCGTGCGGTTTACACCAGCCTGGGGTTGCACAATCGTTAAACGCACAGTGTCAAACGTCTTGACCAGCTTGCGCATTACGCCTAGCGCGTAAATCTTCATCTGCGCTGAATCTGCATCCACCCACATTCGCCCCGTCTTGAGGTCGGCGATCTCCATAATGGATTGATTAAGGTTGTATGCCACAACGTCCGCAGTCCCGCCGACCTTGGCTGCTAGGCTTTCATAGGCAACGCCGTATTGCTCCACCTTGACCGTGCCCAATTCTTGCTTGAGGTTACTGACGGTTTCAACGTGCGCCCGAGCAAACGCTGCGTTCTCCGCTGTTATTTTTATGCCTTCAATCATCTTGCCGACGTAGGACTCAGGGTCTTGGTCAAGCTGCCAGCACAGCTCAGACAGCGCGTGTATTGCTGTACCTATCTGCGCGGCCTCGCCTGCCGGCTCATAGGGTACGTTCTCCGATAGACGGGCAGAGGCAGGGCAGGCTATCCAGCGTGCTGCTGATGATGGGCGTAGGATCAGTTGTTTCATTCGCTGCTTTCGTTAATGAGTAATTGATACGCGAGGTTGCGTACCTCGGCTGATACGGCGTGCCCCAAGTCCTCGGGGTGGACAAGTCGCTTTAGGAATTCAGTTTTGTTTCTAGAATTCTCGCGCTCGGATTCCAGTTGCTGGCCTAAGTAGACAGCGTGCTCGCGCAGTGTTCGTAGGTCGTGCAAGTTCACTTTTCACCCTTTAAAAACCATGCCCCAATCAAAGCAGCATCAGCGCGGCCATCGTCCTTGACCCGAGCAAACATCTTCTGATGCTGGGGAAACAGCTCGCACGCTCGAGCCCGTGATGCGTCCTTGCCGGCTCCCCTGCCGATTGCCTTTGTCCATATTGATGGCGTGACGTAGGTTGCTGGCAGTATCAGGGCTGCGAGTATGCCTTCAA